GAGATTGGAGAAAAAGGTCCGCGCAACTATTTCGAGAATGCGCAACGAAGGCGTCCCCGAAATTTATGATTCCGGCAGTGCGCCTCCGGTCCATAAGCTGACCTACGCAATAAGAGGTAATCGGTGAAACGTGCTTTTGCCATGGAAGCACGATCATTACCTTTTTTTGAAAAGTCACGACCGTATTAGATGGAAAAGTCGGTATGAGTTCCCGACCTTCCGTTTTATCCGAGAATGCGTCAGCGAACATTTTTAGCAATCTCATCGAGCGCCGCTACAGTCTCGTTCCGGCCCTCAACGACGGAGCTTATTAATTCAGCCCATTCATCTTCGGAACGTTGTGGAACGACATCGTTTCGGAAAATGTATTCATTGTATGGAGAAAAACGGCCCTCTTTTCCATATGGGCAAATACTCGAATCGGATTCGCGAGTTTGCCATAGCCATCGAATTTGGTCGAATCTCGCCCGAAGCAAAGTTCTGCGGGCTCTCAATCCTTTCCAAACTCGCAGCAACTGTCGAAGGATTTTCATTGCGCGGCTTTCGCGGCCCGGGCTTCCATGACCTGTTTCGCGATAGCGTCGAGGGCATCTGTCGCGTGAGTGGTAAAGGAATCCTTCGGTTTCACGGACGCTGTCCCTCCTGAGGGGGCGGCAGATTCGCGGAGCCGGGACGTGCTAGAGCTTTTTATTTTTTCCCACTTCTCAGTTACTTCCTTGAGAGATTTCTCCGCCGTTTCTAATCGAGATTTCGTATCGGAATGAGTGCGCTGAAGTTGAAAAAGTTGGGCCATTCCAACGAGCAGAATCGCCCGCATCTCCGCGGAATCGTCCTTCAACGCGGCGTCGAGTTGTTCTTTCGTTTGTTTCACGAAAGCGTTATGATCTTCTGCGGCTTTGCGCGCAGGCTCATCGGCCTTCGGATCGACCGGTTTTTCTGCAAACCAATCGAGAGATTTCACCATCGGTTCGAGGCGTTGCTGAGTCGCCGTGGTGTGTGAATTTTTCGAGGACTCAAATTGCTTCTGGCGCTCAGCGACGTATTGCTGGACGTTGTCCTTCGCCAATTTTACCGCTTGCTCCTTCTGGAATTTCGCCATCTCAATGTCGGCAACCTTCGATTCGACGAGGCGTTGCATCGTTGGGTCTTTTATTGCATCGAAAAGCTTTCCGAGATTAACGTTTTCCGGCCCGCCGTATTGCTTTATCTCCGCAAGAATCGCCGGAGTGATAACGGGCGATTTGCTGAGTTGCGAGTATATAAATTCTTGTGCCTCGGTGACGGTTTTGTCGAATGTTTTGAATTTCGGATCGAAGTCCACATCGAGCTTCGCCCGCCATGTGCGATGTTCTTTTAATTCGGACTCAAGTTCCGGGGGAACTGGATTCTTCAGTTTCTCTTCGAGTTCGGACTTTTCTTTTCGAAGCTTTTCGAGTTCAGTTTCCCGAGCGCTGATTTCCTGCGCCGCCTTAATCTTGATACTCGAAAATGCCTCAGATGCCTTCGGGCTGGAGCCGGGAGGCAACCCCGGTGAGTCCTTGAAAAGTTTATCCGCAGATTCCCGCGCTGCGTTCTCGCTCTCTGATTTCGCCTTCGCGACTTCATCGGCCTTCTTTTGCGCTTCTGCGGCCTTCGGGTCTGCCGCCGCAGCCGCGGCTTTGGCGTCGGCGTCTGCTTGCGCCTTCGCTTCGATTTCTTTGGGAGTTGGCTCCGGGTCCGGTTTCTCGTAGGCACCCGGGGGCAACTCGGAGCCCGCCTTCTTCGAGGCGACGGCGGCGAGTTTATCGAGCGCGTCTCCCGCGATTCCGGTTTCCACCGGGGTGTTAATGAGGTCTTGCTTGAGCAGCTTTTGAGCTACATCAGCGTTATTTTTTTCCGTATTTACGAATCCGGCGGCGGGGGCATTTTTCTCAGGCATAAATTAATTGTCTTTTTGGGGTGGATCGAGCTTTTCTCCATCTGACCACGATTTATCATCTTCAAGGGCCGGATACGGAGAAATATGTTGGGGAGGTAGTGGTTGAGCGTGCGAGAGATTGATGAGTTCGCGCAAGGCGATCTGAAAACCACGCAATTCCCCATTTCGGACGAGAGTTTTGTTCGCGTGCCCACCGTCGAGAAGCGCAGGCGCGGACTCCGCGAGCTTCGGAATGAGGCGTCTGCCAGTCTCGGAATTGAGAAAATTATTCCATTTCGCTTCGTCATCGGATGACCAAGCGAGGAATTCGTTTGTGATTTCCATAGGGGGATTTTCCGATTACATTCCGGGCGGAGGCGGAGCAGGGGGCGCTACGCCGCTACCATCCTGCGCGTGTTGCTGTTCAAGTTCTGCGGACTGCTGCGCGAGTTGCTGAGCCTGCTCCTCGGTCTGCTTTAGCTGCGCGAGCGCCGGGCCGAGCTTTTTCACAAATTCTTCTACCGATTTCAACAACGGGTCTTCTTTTTTCACGCCCTGTGAAATTGCGCGATTGAGATGCTCGTTGATATGTGCACCGAAGGCTTCCATCGTATCGGAATTAAATTTTCCTTCGAGAATATGTTGCGCCATCTGCTCTGCGGTCGGCATCAGAATTTTCAAATGAATCATGTGGTTGTCTCGCGGGCTGACCGGCACCGGCTGACCACCACTGAGCAGCACGACCTCAAGTTGCTGTAACCGTTGCTGTTCTGATTCAACGGTCGGGTCTTCGTCCGGAAGCAGCACTCGTCCGATGTAATCTGCACCGGGCCCGGCACTGAGTTCTTCCACTTCGAGTTGCCGCTGATTGTAGAGCGGATTGCCTTTTTTCGATGCGGAGATCATCGCAATCGCCTGCCGTTCTTCCGGCGTGAGATCACGCACTGTTCCTGCGACCGGCTGGTTCGAGATTTCATCGATTTCCTCACGCGTCATCGCCGCGAGTAATTCTTTTTGCGCTTCCTTTGCGTCATCCTCATTCGTGTCGGAATTGCAAATGCGTTTTTGCATGGTGCCGACGAGATTTGTAAATTGTTCGAGAAAACGACCGATACGAGTGTCTCTTCCTTCTTCTTGCCGTTGCGCGAGTAAATTCCACGCTGCCGGAGATCGAAAAGCTTCACCGCCGGTGTTCGCAGGCGGAGATACCGCGCCGACGAGTTGATCAACGAGTTGACTGAAATACTGATCGAGCTTGAGGAAAGGCTCCACGTTGCCGTCGATTTTCGCTTCGAGATACGTCCAATTATTCGGGACGATGACTGTCGAGCCGATTACCGACATTTTGAAAGTATGAATCCGCTTCACGTCCCCTTGGAACATGGTTTTCCCCGCCATAATGAGTCGATCAACGACTTCGTTACGAATGCGATCCACCATTCCAGCCATCTCATAGATGTCTCGTCCCACTCCCTTGCTACCGTGAAGCGTTCCGTTTCCTTTTTGAAAACTGAAAAACGAAGAGCAGTCTTCGAAGGACTCAAAACGATCATCCCGACTGAATATTTCCAACATCTCAGGACCGGCGAGACGATAATGAGAAACTTTGCCGGTGACTTCCCGGGCGAGCAAGCTGTAAACGACGATAACCGATGCCCCGGCCATATAACTCGCTCCGATTGTAAGCTCTCGTAAAGCATTTTGATACCAAGTTTCGAGGGTTCCACCGACATTGAGTCGATCACGAATTTGCTGCGGTGACGCCGTGTTAATCGCTTCTCTCGCGTTCTCCAGATTGAACCCGGCATCCTTCGCGGATTCCGCGTCTTCAATCTGTTTGAACAACTCGTGCGGAAAAAATACTTCCTTGAGCACTACGATTTGCGCCCATTGAGTGTCGGACTTCGTGCCGTCCGCGCAAAAAGACTCATCCTGCTTGAAGTGTCTCGGGAACCAACAAAATTCATCAAGCCAAGCAACGATGGTGTGCCCGAAAATTGAGTTATCGAAGGCGATGTCATCAAGCAACGTTCGCCAGCCTTTTCGTGCGCGAATTGTGCTTGTGATTACCTTTCGAAATTTCTCCGTTTTCTCCCGGCTGTTGTTCCATTTGCTACCCAGACTGGAGTTCGTCAGATACTTGAGCCCATCAACGGCGGCGGTGAATCGCGGCGCGACTTTCTCAATCATCGTCGGCAAGGGCTTCGTGGTAAAATTTGAACGCCAACCGAGCCCTTCCGATTCAAGTTTTTGAGCATCGTATGGCCGCTCCGCGTTATACTTCGCGAGAATCCGAGAATTAACGATGGACCGATTTCGCCCGGCCATGATGATTGTTTTTACGATATTCCTCGCCATGCCCGCGTCTTTAATCGACCGCTGCGTTGGCTTCCCCTTTGAATCGATGTTCGGGCTCTGGATAATCGACCCGAGCGGAGAACTGGACGGGTATCCTGAATTTGACGTGTCGCTGACGGTAAAAGTAGTATCGCGTGGCATTGTGTCTACTTTCTAACAGTCACCCGCCGGACCCAGAGCCGTTGCCATGATTTAATCGGACATTTTTCCATGGTTAGCATGATTTTCGCCTGAATAAGACACCCGCACTTGAGACACATGCCGTCGGCGAAGAATTGACAGGGGGCGCAGTGCTGAAAACGTTGATATTGGGCTGGAGCGGATGTCAGAGTCTCATATCCACGGCATCGCGCCCATGTCATGAGCACCCAAGCGAAAATGAAACGAAAAAACATCATAATTATTGCCTTTTTCGCCAACAGTGCCCCGGAAGCTCTGAATTTTCGACTCGCACGAGATCGAGGTGTATCGTCGTATTCAATTCCTCGCCGAGCGCATCGCAGGAATCGATCCTCGCGTCGGCGTAACGATTTCCTATGAGTTGATTCCGGCTTTCCTTCACGGCGGCGCGGCACGAAGAGCACCCGTCCGGCAGAGATTGATTGCGCGGACACGATGCACATATAGAAGCTCGATTTTTTGCCTCCGAGTCACTTACAATGCCGATTGACTCTTGTGTTTTCCTCGCTCGCATCTGCAAAAACCAAAGCAACACTCGATTTTTCAACGATGCCCGAGAGACTTCGTGCTTGTAGGCGGCGTTCTCCTCCGTGCAAAGCCCCGGATTTCGATCACACGCTTGCGCCATGACTTCGGACTCTGCATTTCCGGGAGAAAACCCTTGCCGAGTGCGATAATTGCGCACCCGAGCTATGACCCCCGCCCATGTATCCCCGGCGATACGAACCCCATCTCGTTCGAGATAAAAAAACCCCCCGGAAGGAAATAAATTCGGGTTTATACTCCTCATAAAATCGAAAAATCAGGAACAGAATCTGATTCCGGACGTTCATCGAGCCAGTCCGAACGGTTCGTTTCATCTATTTTTGAACCCCCGAGCATTCCGTGGCCCGGCCAGTCATCGTCCCATGTGGACGATGGAATCACGCCCTCGCCTTTCATGCTGAGAGTTACTGCGCTTCCTTTTCGGGCGGCGTGAACGAGCAGCGTAAGAGAGTCAGCTTCATTCGGCGAACCGAAACCTCTCGATTCGTAATCTTTCTTTGATTCAACGCGGGTTTTTATACCGATGCGAAAACGGCGGGTTGTGAGTTGTTGGGTAAGTTTGCTCATATCAAGCTCAGGTCCGAGAACGAGATAATTAAATTCTCCCCACGCACGCAACGCGAACCAAAGTTCGGTGAACATGCGTTCGTATTGTTCTTCGCACGTCTTTGAGTCCTCCAGCATTATTTTTTCTTTGCTCGCGCCCTCCGAGTAATTCACATCGTGAATTGCACCGGACCAATCGTGCCGAATAAGGTCCGCTACTCCGGCTCCGTGGCCGGTTCGGTCACATGCATAAAACTCCGGGCGAACACCCGCCTTTTTATTCACGTCGATAATGGAATTTTTCATCGCGACAGTCTCTCCCTTCGGGAGCACAAACTGCCGGTCGGCCTGCAATACCCATCTCGGGCGAACGGTTCCTTTATCGTCCTTGAACATGAACTTTTTTCCGTCCGGAAATTCAAGTGAGGGTAACAATTTTATCCCAGTGCCGAGACCCCAACGTCCAAAAGTCTGAATCGCCTCATCGGAACCCTCCAAAGCGAGATCAGTTGAACCCACCGGTTGCGGAGAATCGAGCCAGATAACCTCTCCCCGCATCTTCTGGAGCATTCCCGGGGGTATCACCGTAATCTCTGTGCCCTGCTTCGGATACATCCCCCGGCCCATCGTCATATACCCCGCCGATTGACGCCCTCCGGAACTTGTTGCGATTTTCTCAAGACCGATTTTGTTTTGCAGACCCGGAAAAATTATTCTTCCTTGAACGACGTTCTCGCACTTCTCTGCGTCGAGGCGAAGAACATCCCAGTCACGCTTCGACTTCCAGCGAAAATCGGCGTCTTCGTCAATTGTCGCCCATCCCGTAATCGGTTCCGCGTGCTTCGCGACTTCATGCCCGAGATCAGTCGGGTTATACGCCATGAAAATCTTAAATCCCCCGTCGCCGATTTCTGACATTACGTTATCGATGTCGTGCCATATGCCTTGCGGGACGTTTTCCACCTCATCCACGAAAATAAACATGCGCGAGAGCGGGCCGAATTTCGGGTGCGGAATCTTGCGCGGTTTTCGGTGTCCGCCTTGTAACCGCCCGGCCTTTTTATTCATTCCTTTCGGGATAACGATACCGCGGATGGAGGAGAGTTGATCTCGCCGATTGAGTCCGATAAATAAATCCCCAACTTCCCCCGGCATGGGAAGGGTTGCGCTGGAGTGAAGAGAAACAAGGTGTGAAAAAAGATTTTGTTCGAGGTGATCTTCACTGGGGCCGACAACGCGAACGCTCGTCCATTCCGGGTCTCGCGTCCATTCCAGCATAAGTCGCACTCCGAGGCCGAAGCTTTTACCGAGCCCGGCAGCGCCCATTACGATACCGGTAGAAGACCGGTCGAATAAATCCCACAAATCCCGCACACTCTGCGGCTCCGGAGTAAACTGATTCGGACTCCAGAGAATTTGCGCGGCCTCCGGCATTCCATCGTTATCCATCAGCACATGGACGTAGTTTTGAAGAATCGGGATATACTTTTCCGGCTTGGAATCTTGCGTTAGCCGGACGGATATTTTACAGAAGTCGGCGACGTGCTGCGCCGCTGTCCACGGAGTCTTTGCGTGGACGTGCGTGGCAACGATCTTCGCAAGTTCTTTCTCCTGCGGAGTCATGCGGGGGCGACTTCGAGTCCGGAGAAATCTTTTGGAAAAAGGATAACGGGCGCGGTCTCCCATCCGGGGGAACCATACTTCTTAAACGGAATGCGAGCGGGAATTTTGCGCGGGCGTTTAAACGAGGAATTAATGAGACGTGCCGAACAAACGAGCCGAACCCCGCGGGCCGCCGCTGCTTTCTTCGCGGTCTTATGCCGGGCGATTTCTTTCGGGGTAATGATTCCGGGACTGAATCCGCGTAGCCGCCAACTTTTCTCCCAAACGCGATAAAATCCGGAATCCTCGGGGGAGTAAACACATAGTATCTTCACTCCTAACAGTCACCATCGGAAGCAGTCCCCGAAAAACTAAAAAGGAACGGAGAGAAGGACTCGAACCATCAACCTTAGCCCGATTATTAATCGCGCCATGCTCTACCTTTGAGTTATCTCCGTAGATTGGATGCAGGAGCAGGATTTGAACCTGCGGCCTTTTGGTTATGAGCCAAACGAGCTACCAGACTGCTCCATCCTGCAATTAAAATGACACCGTCAACGAAACCACGTTCGACGTAAGGACTTGATCGACTCCGAGAGCGTCCGGAAGCTCCGGGTTTTCGAAGAAAACCTTCACCCGATACAAATATGTTCCGGGTTGAGAGAGCGTCTCCGAGTAAGACGAAGAGAGCCGTCCGCCGCGATTCCGCACAGGAAAATAATGAACACCATCCGCCGAGCGTTCGACAGTGGCTGATTCCACTTCACCGGTATACCCGACTGCGTTGCCGTCGCCACCCCAATCGAGAGAGACGACGGCTCCCGAGACCGAGCCGGTGAGGGTAACAGAAGTAACGAGATTCGCCGAGATGATGTTCGAGTGCAACACTGTAATATGCGGGGCGATGCCGACAGTAAGAATGAGCCGATATTGATAATCCCCTTCGGCGGGAAGTGTATCGGTATACGTAGCGCCCGCGAAGTCTGCGCCGGTAGACGTGGCGAGAGTTGCCCACGATTCTACGCCCGTTGGCGAGCGTTGAACCACATTCGAGACAATGGTCTTGCCGTTTACCGCGGAAATCGAATGCAAACTCCACGTAAGCACAACCGTTCCCCCGACGACAGACCCATTCAGCGTAGCAAAATCGTTCATATGCGCTAACAGTCACCCGGACGAGCGTATTCCGTCAAAAGTTTTTTGCCATTTTTATACTTCGGGTCGGCACCATTCGCAATCCGCGCCAGACGAAGTTCTGCGTCCTCTGCGGCCCGCGCCCCGGCGGATTCAACCGCATCGGTAAGCCGAGAGACCGGACATCCGCGTTCCTTCACAAACTGATAATAAGCACCACGCATAATTTTTTATTCTTTCTAATTTAAGGGTTAAGTGGGCTCTGCCCCCACGGTTGAATAAGACTTTTGCACCCCCGCCGGGGGTGACTCAATCATCCAATCTTCCGGCGATCACGTTTAAACTGGCTCACGCATACCCCTTAAAAAAAAAAAAAAAAAATCATTTCAATTTTCTTTTCCGCCTCGACTCCATATCGAGGACACTTTCTTTGTTCCATTGTTTACGATGCCGGGTCCGATGACCGTCGGCGTTGAGTTCAACCGCGATTTCCCAACTTTGAAAATTCTGCGAACGCAACTCTGCGATGCGGGCGAGGATTTCCGACTCCCCGGGACGAAAACCATAAGGTTTTTTACCCTCGCATTGGACCCCGCGCGCACGAATCCTGCGCCGGGCGACTGCGAGCTTGTGCACAAGCATAGATTTGTCCCATTGGGAAACCGCGCCCATAATCTGCCGGAGCATCGTCCGAGTCGGGTCCGTGTCCGCAGACGCAACGTCCGTCAAGTCAGATTGGTCCGAGCAAAAAACTTTTATATCGTGCTCGCGGCATTCTTTCAGCAAATACTCGGAGACCATCAAATCCCTCGCGAGCCTCGTCATGTTTTCCACCACAATACCGTCGATACTGAGGATATTAGCGATATTCGGGTCGGAGCGAAACAATTTTATTTTTTCCACCATCTCGGAAAACTTTGGCCGGTCCATGGCGTCGATGGTTCCGGAAACTCCGGCGTCGAAAAATTCTGCGGAGACGTGGAGCGAATGAACACTACAAAATTTTGAGATTGCGTCCCGTTGACGTTGTTCGCCGTCCTTCTCAATTTGAGAAACGCCGGAGACCCGGAGATACGAAAACACATTCATGCTTCGAAATTCTCCTGCATATACGGCGCGACTTGATGTCTCAATTCGGAAATCGTCGTGCGGGCTCGCGAGTGCAACACCGCTACGCGGGATGGCAGGGCTTCCCCGAAGTCAGAAACCACGTGAATCGAGCAATCTTCACCTGCGGCATCGATTCTCGCAACGAATCCGTTATTCTCGATGGACGGAATAGCGGCTTCAATCGTCGCGGGATTCGATTCGCAAAGACTTCGACACATGCGCCCAAATCGTTCGACTTTGTGCCCGGGGACCCATTCAACTTCGAGCGTTAGTTTCATTGTTCGAGGACCGCGGGCGCGACGATTGCGTTGAGATTCCGCGGATAATCAATCGGATTGATGATTTTGCCCCGGCATTCATTCGAATAATCGCTCTCGATACCGAAGGCATCGAAGGCCGTCACCACGAAAAAATAAATCCCCCCGAGCCGCAGTTCCGGAATGGTAACGCCGAGGTCAGTGCCGATTCCTTCGACTACGAAATCATATCTTCCGGACTCCGTTCCATAATACACATTGTATCCGATGACGCCGGGACTCGGAGACGCATCCCACGCGAGAGACACCGAACCCGCGAACGATGCGCACGCGAGGCTCAGAAATAGCGCAACGAAATATTTCACTTTTTGGTGCCCGGTTGAAATAGCACTTCGCCGACGCGCAACCCGAGGCAAAGCAAACAAAATCCGACGAGAAGATGCCCGCCGATGATGACCCCGGCAATCATAACTGCGATGATGGTATCCATATTCTTATCCCCCGCCGGAAACTTCGAACGCAATCGATTTGGAAAGGGAATGAACCGTGAGGGTGCCCCACGTATACGGTTCACAACCGCGCACTTCAATTATCTTTTTCCGAGCTTCTTCCTCCGTCCGGGCGATGGCGAAAGCGATCCCGTCAGTATAATCAGGTGAATATCCCTCCCACACAAACAACCGTAATTTTTTCTTCATGTGAGCACTATAGCAGAAGGTGCGAGAAATACAACTCGCGCCGGAGAGATAGTAGATTCGCTTATCAGCACTATTAGGTGCCGAGGAATTTCAGCCAGCGAACGAGCGTAGAGATGGGCCGGTCCCGGGCATCCTGTTTGAAATTGCCCGCGGACTCGAAACCGGTGGATGCCGAGACCCGAGCGAGTTCCTCGATTACGGTAGCGTCGAAAGGAATCTCGGTCGCATTTTCCTTCACCATGCTATCGATGGCGTGTTGCAGCCGAGTTTTATCAGTCGTTGAAAGTGTGGCCATATACCTGAATAGTCACCGCTTGACAAGGATTTGATGATGTGGTAATGTGTCCAAGCGGTATATTACAAACCATGAATCCGAATAACCTGAAAAACATTTTGAAGGACGCGCTCGCACACGGGCATCATCATGCGGATTGCAAATTCCGAAAAAGTATTAGCTGTTTACCTGCCCGGCATCCGAAGTATACAGAACCCCTGAACCTCAGTGTGTGTGATTGCTGGAAGCGCAAAGCTACCCGCCTGCTGCGTGCTTTGGGCTCGACCGACTATGATTGATCGAGCGCGTCGGAATTTTCACCGGGTCGCTATCTGGTTTCTGGTCTACGTCAGCCTTTTTGGGTAACAGCGCCGCCGTCGCCGCGAGGTTGATGACGGCGTCATCCGGACAATACCGGCCCCGAACTGCCCATCCGAAATGTTGATCAACGGCGGCCTGTTCGAAAATCCGCACCGGCACGTAGCACACGATGCCGCGAGACGCTGCCGCCGGACCACCAACGAGAATGCCGAGGACTGCACCGGAGGTATCGAGGAACACCGGACCACCGGATGCGCCGGGCGCGGCGGATATGTCGGCTTGGTCAACCGCCGACCACGGACCAACACTCAGCCCAACTTGTGAGGTATACCCGTGAGAAACAGAACCCTCGAAAAGTATTCCGAGAAAATTCCCGACGTGAAAAATCGGGGTGCCGATGGGAAGGGGAGCGCGGTTTGCGAAGGACGCTGGCGCGAAGGCCCCGGGCGGAGCATTCAGGCTCAGAAGCGCAGAGTCGCACGATAGCCGCAAAATCACTTTCGCTGAGAACACCATCTTCCCGGAGCGATGACCATTGTAATGCAGTATTCGATGGACGGAGACTTCATCGCAATCGTCCACCACATGCGCCGCAGTCCAAATGAAAAGCCGGGGTTTTCCGTCGGAGACGGAAATCCGCTCGATCACGAACCCGGAGCCACTCGACTCCGGGGCTTGAATGAAAACCGTTTGAGACTGCGCGTGCTCGTATCTGTTCTCGGATGATTTCACAAAGGCCGTTGAGTGGCTCGGAACGTTCGCAAATTCATAGGTGAAAATAGCTAGCGCAGAAATCCAGAACGTAAGAAGAATTTTTTTCATGTGACGGAGACGAGTAGCCCCGATTTGAAGTGGAGCGTAGCGAAGGTTGACGGAAGCGCCGTGAGAACGGTGACATCTTGTGTGATGCCCGGCGTTCCGCCCGCGTTGTAACTCGTAGAATCCACGGAAGCGAATATCGCATTTCCGGTTCCGCCATCGATAGAGGCCCCATTTCCGAGGAGTATGATTCCCACTTGGAAAACGATATTGCTAAGAAAAGTAGCCGTTCCGGTGTTATCGAAAATAATTACCCCATTGGAAAAACTCGAATCCCCGTTGAAAGATAGCGTCACTGTTCCACCTCCGAAGGACGCGGAACCTACGGCATTGAAAACGATACCGCCAGAAGAAAACTGCGCGGAGCCGTCTGAATTAAGGTGAGTGCCAGTCCCGGACAGAATAACTTGCGAAAGACCCGTCTCGATGAATGTCGCGATTTGGGCATTCGTAAGTCGTTTGCTAATTCCGCCTTGATTAACTTCGTGTTGATCGGAAATAATTGCGGACGCGGCGGCGGGTAATGCTGAAATTTTTTGACTCATTCGATGATGCGGTTTTCTCCGGATTCCGTGATTCGTTGCTCAGAGGCCTCCGTCACTCGATCATTCGCGCCCGGCCCCGGCCCGGAACCCTCAATGATGAAGGAATCGGAAGGCAGAAAAATGAGGTTTTGAATTTGCAATTGATTCATAACACGGAGCGATAAAGCTCGAATGTTCCGGACGCCGCTTGAAAAGTGCGTATGTCGCCGAAGATTCTGTCTCCGGCTTTGATGGTAGCGCCTGAGAGTGTTCCAGATGAAGTTCCGGAGGCATAGGTAATCGAACCGATGACAACATCGGTAACGGCGTGGACGATTCCGAAGGTTCCGGTGTGAATGGCCGCGTCGGAAAACTGATCGACTCCGCCGAGTCCCGCGCCGAGCGCAAGGATTCCGAGAATCTTTCGCAGAAGATTATTATCGGTATCCCCGGAAGCAGGCTTCGATTTTACGTTTTGCGTTGGCGCTGTCGGACTGCCCATATACTTGAATAGTCACCTGTCCGAATAGCCCCGGAAAGAATTATCGGAGCCTGAGAATGCCAACGCTTTTGGGTGATTGGCTTCGTTTTCCCAAGCTCCGATAAAATTATTTGGCACGAAAAAACATAACGAGTTCTCGGGTGCAATACCCGAGACGACCACATTCTCGCCCGATGTGATGCGGAATTGTGGGCTGTAGCTCTGAATCCTCTGGCCAAAGAAACGCAGGTTTTTCTCCGTTTAGGTATGCGATGTGCCCATTCTGACTGAACCAGATTCCCTCATGCTGGTGTTTGTAAAGCCGACGTTGGCCCCGAAACGATGACGGAAAACCGGTGCGAAGGGAGATCGATGTCGTCACTTTTTTAGATTGGCCTCGAAAAAAGGAGAAAACTTGTTTCCATGCTGGTAAGCATATTCGATTTGTTTGGTCAGCCAATACAGAACGCGCCGTTTTTCTTTTATGGTGCGCTTGGAAAAATCGTAGAGGAACAGTGTTGCGAGTGGCGGTTTAGTTTTTCGTGAAAAAGATCTCATATCAGTTGAGAACGAAGGTCCCGAGGGTCGTCCTTCGGAACATTGAAACATCCACATACAAACTGCGGGCCGCTGGCATCGCCGTTGTGCCGAACCAATGCGTGATTACGTGAGAATTCCGCACGTAGACTGCGGCGGCAACTTTGATTTTGTTCGAATCGTCTTTGATCTTCATCGTGGAACCCGTCTCCCGGATTTAACATATTCTCGACTCCAATACGCCCATTCTGCGTCTTGCTCCTGCAATCCGACGCAGTCATTCAGCCGTTTGAGAAGCCATTCGGCACTGTCTTTGGTGGCGAACGGAGCGCACTGATTCCCACGCCGGACGGACCAAAGCTTTCTTGTGATTTTCCAGAAATAGAATCCCAATCGTTGCGCCGGGGCCTTCGCCCGAACGGTGCGACGCGAGAGTATAGTAGGCTCGCCAAGTCCGGTCCACGCCGCTACCGGATACCCGAAGCTGGTCTTGATTCGGGCTCTGGCGACTCGCTGCGGGGCGTTGTCAGTCTTCATTGACGGGACGATACACCGAACCGGCGCGCAGACACAACAACTTTTTAAAACAAAAACCGCCCGGGATCAGCCCGGGCGGCGTTGTCTAAGGGGCAAACTATTTATTTTTTGGGTAATGATTCTCTCATTAATCTAACAGTTACCACACCCCGGCCTGAGACACAACATCTTTCCTCAACTTTTTTGAGGGAGCGTAACAACACTCTTCCCGCACAAAACGCCTTGGTTTGTGTCCGATGGTTTTCATTGTTCCCCTTTCTTCGGGTATTTGCTCCAAATGTGAGATTCCGCCCGCATTAGTATCACGCATAAAGCTTCGAGTTCTGCGCGGCGTTCGATTGGCAACAGGGCTTGATGCTCATTATCCAACCGAAGAACCGAACGAACGCACTGTTGAGCAAGCCGAAGTGCCCGTGCGGCCTTGGCGATCTGGAAGTCTTGAGGCAGTGTCATGCAGCCTCCGTGGTGGCGCAATACATGGCCGAACCAGTGCTGTTGAGAGCCTCAAGCCGCCTTACAACCTGATCGGCCCTTTTTTGGGTCATAGGCCCGAATTCTTTAGTCCAGCCAATGCCGGACCCTCTGGAGTAAACGAACCATTTGGTTTTCGGTTTGCGCAAATTATCCCTGGAAACGGGATTGCTGCCCCGCCCCCTCGTGTGCTTCACAGTTGTATTCATTACCAATATAATACCGAAACTGTTGGGTATTGTCAACAAACAAAATGAAAAATGTTCAAAGTAGCCCACTACCCGATTTTCCGCTCGATGGCATCGTTCTGACGCAAAAGCGCTCGCCGGTAAATTTTTTCCAACTCGATCTGGTTTTTATTTTTTTGCAAGTCCGATTTCCGCAACGCGTTTTTAAAATGATGCGCCAACATTCTGCCTCGACGTTTAAATTTTCCGCGGGCGTGGAACCGGACAAGAGCATATCTTCGTGCCTTCAATTGTCGCATTTTCGCCTGCCACGTCCTTTCCCACAATTTAAATTCTGCGGAGGGCTTTCCGGGAATGAATCTCATAAATGATAGTCACTGTCTAAGCGAGCCCTCACGATCTGAAAATGTAGGCCACGAACGCGCCTGTAAGCGGCGTGCCAAACGCGGCGGACCCCCAGACCGTCACCGGGAACGTCCTCCAGACGACCCGGCCCGGCTCCCAACGGCTCTCCGCCGAGGCGACAGCCGGTCGAGAAGGCATTGCGGCGAGACGCCGACTCGACGCGTCCTGAGGCAATTCTCATTTCTGAGACAGAAGTGCGGGACATTTCTGGAGAAATCAGCCGTTCTGGCATTCTCAAGAATAAGAAGGGCCTACGTTAACGTTAAAGCCCTGCGTCACCACCGCAAAACCAGCGCGAGACCGAGGCTCCGCTCGAATCTCGCTTAGGTAAGATCACTCATTTCTGTATTTACCGAAATGTCTGACGAGATTGAACAGATCACAATAAGACGCCCAAAACGAAAACCACTTCCATTCGGCGGCTCGAATCTCATGCTCCGGATATTCGCCCAACACAACCGCTTTTACTTTTCCGCCGCGTGCTCGAACCTCCTTGATCCAGCCCCGCACCCGAAGATTACTACTCCAGTTAAGATGCCCTCTGAGTCGTTGTGCAAGGGACTTCGTGCGCCCGACGTATCGAACCTGCAACGGCTCGTTCTCGTCTAT